CCAAAAAGAATCGGAGTTTAATGAATCAACCATAAAGGTAACAAGCACTTCATCATCTTTAAATATTAAAGACTCTTCATTACCAAGTTCATAAATTATATCCACATCTCTTTCTGAACCTTTCGACTTATCAGATAAAATTTTCTGTTTAGTTTTTATATCAAAAACATCTGCCATACTTAAACCTATTGTTATTTGTTAGTCGTTGCAAATTATTTCTAAATTTTCCCAGGTTGACGCTTTTGTAAAATTACAACGAAAATGATTACAGGTTAAATGTAAAAAATTAATGTGGCACTATTTTTTTTTGTATATTTTTTACCTTTGAGGCAACCTGTGTTTTGTTTCTAAAAATATATCATGTCTTTATGTTGGCTGAATTAAATATATCAGATAATATATTTAATTTATTTTTTGCTGGTTTCATTTTTTTGCGAACAGAGTTACTATCATAGTATGTGATTGTCGTCTGAACTGGTTTGGTTTTCTCCTGACAATCCTAAATTTTCAAAAAGTCTTTATGTGTTAGTCGGCTAGTGCTTTCGGTCTATGTCCGAACCAAAACAATGCAGCAGCCTGCCAGCTTTTGTAAATAAACCATTATTTTTTTTGCTGCTGCGGTGTAAATTTAAAAAAAACAGATACCAGGTATGATGATATTATTTAAATATATTAGATGATATATTTAATTAAAAATCGTCAGCGAAATCCCAATCATTAGGATTGTAGCCAACTCGTTTGGTGAAAGCACCTGTGTCTGGGTTGTGGTCAAGTTCAACTGTTTGAGGTGTGCCAAGCCACGACCATCTTACCTTCCATATTTTACATATTGGCTGCTTAGATTGTTTATCTCTATGGATTGTTAGTCCAGTATCTGCTTTACTAAACCAAGAAATAGAGCCACCAATTTGCATACCTTCTGGTATTTCCGTGTCGTGAAATTTGGCTGGATGTGCCACAAAAAATACATGAGAGTTAGAAGCTACGCTCCAGTTCTGCACTTTGGTTAACATATTGCTTATTCCCTCTGACATATTTGCGTTTTTTTCTGGTTCTATCCAGTTATATGGGTCAATGACAAGAACAGAACTTCCCCACATAGTTGCGACATTCGCAACATCAAGCACTTCTTCTATTTTTGTACTTCTTCCAGAAGTAAAGTCCTGAAAAACAAAGTGTTCATTCACAAAATTATAAGCTGCGTCTAGCTCTAAATCTGTAATGCGTTCTTTATTTTTTCCAGTGTTGAAAAAAGGTTTCTTAGCTATGTGCGTTACTAGTTGAGTAATGTGTTCAGCGATTGGTTTTTCAAAACTAGAATAACATATCTTCAATCCGTATGTTTTTGCTAAATGAATACAACAATCGTCTACGAAGTTAGATTTACCTGACCCAGGTAGCCCGGTGACAACAGTCATTTGTTGTCTTGCAATTTCTAAAGGAACTGCTGGGTGAATTTGATAACCACTGGGTTTTCCCTCTGTATATAATTCTTCTATTTTACCTCTAACATCTTCAGCTCTGTACAAACCTTTTACTGGGTATGGTTTTGCTTGTGCCAGTCGGTCAAGTAAAAATTGTTTACCTTCTTTTTGCAAAGCCTCATTTGCGTCTTTGTAAGGTTCTAAAGAAACAATAGAGCATTTTCCTCTCCCAATTCTTCTGGCCATTTCTTCTAAAAGAGCAAGACCTTGTTCATCATTATCTCCACTAAAAATAACCTCTGGTATTGATTGTAATTTTTCTCTTGATGACCAAATGTATTTGTATTTTTTATCTTCAGAAGGTTCAACAACTTCTTCGGAAACTTTTAAAGGAGCACCATTAGGAACACTTACTGCACCATAATGTTTATTATCTTCTAAAACTGTAAGCCAAGTAAGAGTGTCTATCTCTCCTTCAGAAATAATTAAAGACTGTTGTTCGATTATACTATTTATATTAAAAAATTCATCGCATACACCAGTCTGAGAAAACAACTTTTCTTTATCTGCACTTCTCCACTTTACTGCTGTTACTTTATTTTCTTTATCGTGGTAAGGAAAACCAACAGCGTTAGCCTTCTTTTCTCTAAAATTATAAAGTTTACCAACTGAGTATTTTTTTATTACTTTTTCTGAAATACCTCTTTCTTTCAGAAAATTAATAGTTTTATTATTATGTTCAAAGTTTTCCATTTCAATCTCTCTTCTGACTTCCCTTACTTTTTTTGTACTAATTGTTTTTTTAGCAACAACCGCTTTGTTAGATTGTTGTGAATTTACATTATTACCTTCAAAACCACTTAAACCACAATGATGACAATAATATTTTGCACCTTTAAAATCGACCTCAACAGACATTTCTTTCATGTGTTGGTTGTGTTTTTTTCTACTTTTGTGACAAGAAGGACAATGTATTCTATGTTTACCTTCTCCTAATCTTGTGATTGTTGGCCTTATTATTTCTCTCTCTCCCATTTTTTTCTCCTTTAATTTGTTTCTTCAGACATTATTTCTATTTCATCCCACCAGTTCTTTAATGATTCGTTTAATTTAAAAACCTGGATACAAGTTCTAGGATTTTTTTTATCAATGTGATGTCTGACTAATTTTACCTTTACTTGTCTTGTAGATTTAAATGCTTTTTCTTCTAATAAATCTAAAATTACAAGCTCATCTAAATCAGGTTTTTTTGTTGCACTATAAACATCAAAAACAACTCCAACATCTCCTGTAAGAAGCTCATTTTCGTTTAATTCTGACATCTGGTCATAGAATATCTTTTTATTTAAGAGTTTTTTTTTATCATTTTTTAATGTTGGTTGATTGGAAATAATCGTTCTAAATACTCTTGACATTCGCATAAGTTTCACCTAAGATTTGATTAATTGTTACATTAAATACTTTATAAGTTCGATTTTTAGTATGCTTTTTTTTGTATAAAGTGTCAACATAAATGAGGAGATGATATGAGTGATATTAACATAAAAATTGATAGGCAGCAAAAACCAAAAGAATCTTTAGGTAGAGGAAAAAAACAAAGATGGTCTTTACCATTGGAAGAGCTACACTATCCTATAAAAGACAGTTCTGGTGAGTTTGTTTACGACTGCATGAAGTTAGAAATGAGTCGTGAAGACGCAAATGCAATGATACAAGCTATAAGAAGTCACATATGGAGATGGAGACAAAAACAAGGTCATAAAAACATTAGTTTTTCTGTTACTACTGATTCGAATGGCATAGTTATATGGAGAACTAAATAGTGGAACACACTAACAATAAAATGATACCTTTAGATGTAATTAGAGGTATCAAAGGCACATGGAATCATACAAAAGGTGACGCAGATTATTCTGTAACAGAATTGTTACAACCACCGAAAGTTAGAGCATTAAAAATGCTTCATAAAAATGAAATAACTGAAGATTATTCTGATTCTATTGCTACTTTTATTGGTACTGCTGTTCATCAAGTAATAGAAAATGCAAATAAAATACATGATGATTGTAAAACAGAAGAAAGAATGGAAGTTTCTTTAAAAATTGACGGAAAATCTTTTTTAATCTCTGGAACAGTCGATCATTATAGTATTACTGATAATATTTTAAGCGACTACAAAACAACTAATGCTTATGCAGTAAATTACGATAAACCAGATTGGACACATCAACTTAATATATATAGATGGATGTATTCAAAATTATATAAAGATACCCCTATACCAGATGCTAGAATTATTGCTATATTAAAAGACTGGAGCAAAGGGAGAGCAACTAACAGTAATACTTATCCACCTTCACCAGTTATGATTAAACCTATTGAAAACTGGAGTGAAGATGAAATACAAAATTTTATAGTAGAAAGAATTAAATTACACGAAGAAGCTGTAAAAGACCCTCAAAAATTTGTTTGTTCAGATGAGGAAGTATGGCTATCTCCAAAAGGAATAGCTACGAGGTGTGAGCAATGGTGTAATGTAAATAGTTTTTGTGAACAATATAAGGAGAGAGTAAATGACTAATGAATTACAAAAAATGGATGGTATGACACCATCAAACTTTAACGAGGCAAAAGAATTTTCGGAATTAGTATCTAAAAGTGATTTTGTTCCAGTAAATTACAAAGGAAAGCCAGCAGACATATTAATATGTATACAAATGGGTCATGAGGTTGGTTTAAAACCAATCCAGGCTTTACAAAATATTGCCGTGATAAATGGAAAACCATCTTTATACGGAGATAGTGCTATTGCTTTATGCAGAGTAAACCCAGATTTTGCTGGTATTGAAGAGCAAATTGTTGGGTCTGGAAATGAAAGAAAAGCTGTTTGCACAGTAAAAAGATTAGTTAAGGCTACTAATGAAATAGAAAAAACTATAAGAGAATTTGCTTGGTCAGATGCTACAAGAGCTGGTCTTACTAACAGAGGGCCTTGGAAAAGTTACCCAGATAGAATGTTGCAAATGAGAGCCAGAGGTTTTGCTCTTAGAGATGCCTTTCCTGATTCTTTAAAAGGTTTAATTACGAAAGAAGAAGCCGAAGATTTTCCAGAAGAAGAATCAAAAAATACTGTAGAAGTAGAAGTAATTACAGAAAGTAAACAAACCGATACACATTTTAGTAATGATGCAGAGGTTAAAGAGGTTGAGGAGGTTACAGAACTTTTAAATAGTAATTCTGAAGGTGCTATTCATAATCCAGAAGTTTCTGTAAAAGATACAGACATTACGACTAAAGAACAAGCTGAAGCATTTTCTGATTTAGTAAAGGTCTGGGCAGAAACTTGTAAAACTGTTGAAGAGTTAAATGACATATTTAAAAACAACAAAGAACAATTTCAACGAATGCAAGATGTAGACGAAGAAACTTATAAAAAAATGTTATCAAATTTAAAAGCTAGAAAAGGAGAAATAAACAATGGCTAATTATGATATAGAACTAAAGTCCGAAGGTGCGGCTTTCCCAAACAAATACAAAGATACACCAAAAAAACCAGATTTTGTTGGTCAAGTAGAAATAAATAAAAAACAAATCAAGGCAATGATTGATTTAGCTAAGTCTAATAATTTAGAACAAGCTGAAATTAAAATTGCAATGTGGGATAGAAAATCTAAACCTAAAGATGGTCAAGAAGGAATAAAATATTTTTATATTAGTGTTGAGGTAGCACCACCAGGAATATCGAGTCCAGCTACAGATTATCCAGAGCAATCTCCACCAAAAAAAGAAGAAGCTCTCATTGACGATGAGATTCCGTTTTAGTCATGTTTGATTTTAGGGAGAAATTAATGCTAGTCTTTGTTCTTTTGTTATTAGGTTTTTATGTAACCTACATATCATTAGAGGCAACGGCTAGTATTTTAAATTAAAATAGTGATTATGATGATTATTGATTTGAAAAATAATTTATTAAGTTTATATAAATCTTCGTACAGTAGCTTCACGAAGAGAAAAAATGGAAAAATTATTAGATATAGTGTCACTATTTACAATTCTTATTTGTCTATCAAAAATTATTTAAAGCCAAAGAGTTATAAACATCAATAATAATGAGCGTTTCTAAAGGGAGAGAGAAATGGAAATGACACCAGTCAGAAGAATGGAAAGAGATATTCTTCAAACAGCAAAAGAATTAAACCAAACAGAAATAAGAGTTTTGGTTGATAGATATTATCAAATACAAGAAAATAGAAAAAGAAGTGCCAACCAACTAAGGGAGGCCATTAGCTCTAAAGAACAGTGCAGTGCTTTAAATTATTTATTAGAACAAGATAAAACTTTAGAATATGAAATAAAAAAGTTCTTAACTAAATATTCTCAATCTCACAAAGTTGGAAGATGGTGTATGTCAAATTATGGGGTTGGTGGCGTTATAACTGCTGGTCTGTTGTCACATATAGATATACACAAAGCACCTACTGCTGGTCATATATGGAATTTTGCTGGTCTTAACCCTAATCAAAAATGGAACAAGGGAGAAAAAAGACCTTGGAATGGTCAATTAAGAACTCTTGCTTGGAAAATAGGGGAAAGTTTTGTAAAGGTTTGTAATCATGAAGATGCTTTTTATGGAAAGCTGTACTCTAAAAGAAAACAAATTGAAACAAAGAAAAATAATGCTGGAAGTTATAAAGACCATGCAAAAAAACAATTAGAAGAAAAAAATTATCAAAAAAATACTATAGCTTATAGTCATTATAAAAAAGGAGAGCTACCTCCAGCTCATATTCATGCAATATCAAAGCGTTGGACAGTAAAATTATTTTTAAGTCATCTGCATTATGTTTGGTTTAAATATGAATTTAATAAAACACCACCTGAACCATATGCTTTAACTAAACTTAATAATACTAATTTAATTAAACCACCTATTAACTTGGAGGACATTGAGTAAGTTAATTAGTGGTAGGTGGTTACTTTTAGTGCCTTTTAAGTAACCACCGAATTAAATATATTAAGTGATATATTTAAAAAGGGAGAAAAAAATGTTAAATTGGCAAGAAAAATTACAATTATATGTAGCAGGATTGATTCTTTTAGGTTTTATTTTTATTTCAAGTGAAACAAACAAACAAAGAGATAAAAAAGAAAAAATACAAGAGTGCGTGCAGCTACTAGACAACGAGTTATAAGTCAATCCACATGAACATCAGAACTAGAGAACGCAAGTTAATTTTTTCCCCAATAAGTTAACTTGTTTGGCATAAAAAGGGCATCAATGCCTATGAACTTCATTTCGATCTACTGCCTTTTTTATGCCATATTTAGCTAAATTTTTATGCTGAAAAAAAGTGTAAAGTCAATCTTCTAATTATTATTTTTATTTACTACTTAACTACTGGGTAGTTTCTTTTTTTTAAAGGAGGAAACTATGGGAGTAAAAGTTCTTCATTAACAACAAAGAAATAAAACACTTATTAGTGAACATAATAAGTTTGCTTGTGATGTGCTTGTACGAAACATCTGTAGAATTAAATTATCGTAATTTTACTGATGTTGATTGTGCAATCGCTTGTGGAACTAGAAGAAAATTAAATAACGAATTAGAAGGAGAAAAATATGACTTTTACTAAATTCTTATCAATGACAATGGTTGTTCAACTTATTGGTCTGACTTTGTTTACCATAATTGTTGGCTAATCACGACCCTTGGACTCTATGTAAATTTACATTTAAGATTTAATTTTTTTTTGAGATCTACAATTTTTCTGTAAATTTACATTTAACCGGGTCACGCCTGGTAGAATCTTCTGCACGCTACATATTTTTTAATATATGTTCGATAACCTTTACAGTAAATCCATTGCCTAACATTTTGTAACGCTGACTGTTAGACACACCTTCTGTATAATTATCTGGAACTGTTTGGAGTCTTTCACATTCTAAAACAGATAGCTTTCTCCATGTTAGTTCTTCTGAGTCATCTCTGCTAAAAGATATTTTATGATCGTTATTTAAAGCAGGAGTTACTGTTCCTACTTTATTATCATCCCTTACTACCAACTTTTTACTTCTAAAAGGTGTATGGTCTTTGCCTGTTTCTTTTCTAATTCTTTTTCTTTCTTTCTTGGCTTGTTCTGTTCTTACTTCTCTGTAAGAATTAACAGCAATTTTAGGCTCTCTGTGTCCACCTTGCATAGTGGTAAGTGTCGGTGATTTACCATTTTCAGAATATATTCTCTTTATTATATCAAAACCTTTTATATCTGAGGCAACTCCAACTTGTTTAGGTGTACTGTATGTTTCAATATACTGTTCTTTATTACTAGCTGTTAGGGTAGGTGATTTACCATTCTCTGAATAAACTCTTTGTTTAGTTTCATACACCCCATCTCTATACTCAAACTCCATAATTTGTTTATCAAAAACATCAGTTTCAATACCTAATATATCTTTAAGTTTGAACCAAATGTCATCGCCAGGAATAGCAAAGCTAGTATCTGTTCTGAACCAATGCTCAACCTTAGTAACAGGCATATTTATTTCTTTTGCTATTTGTTTATGAGTTTTTTTAGATGAAGATTTATAAACTCTTAATAATTGTTGTAAATTAGGAATATCTACCTCATGTTTTCTAACTTTTACTTCCTCAACATTCATTCCTACTTTTTTAGGTTTATTAAAAACTAATTGCCTTCTTGATTTTTTAAAGTAAGTCTTTGGATTTCCTCCTTTATAATAATTAGCATCAATACAGTAGCTTTTATCTCTATCCGTTACAAAGTTATCTTCTATTATATCTTTTAAAACAATACCTAAGTCTTCTGGTTGCTCTACATTAGGTATATTAGTCCAATAAAATCTATTTCTATTTTGAGCTGAGAGTTTTGCTGAATTAATAAGTATAGGCTCAATACCAAATAAACTCCCATTATTACATTCTGGATATATTGCTGACACCTGTTGCGATATAACATCTAAATATTCCTTCTTCATACGAACATTTTCAAGCAAAAAGTATTTAGGTTGTAGCTCTTTTAACAATCTAATAAACTCAAAAAACAGTGCAGAACGAGGATCGTTAAATGCCAACTGCTTTCCTGCAAAACTAAATCCCTGACAAGGGCTGCCTGCAACTATTAAGTCTATGTCATATAAAAAGTCTGATCCTTTTATATCTTTTACATCTCCAAGATGTATCGTATTTGGAAAATTTTTTCTTGTTATATCTATTGCATACTTATCTATCTCACTTGCATAATATTTATCAACTTTTATGCCAAGATTTTTTAGTGCAATCTGAGTGCAAGACATACCATCAAATAAACTTAAAACATTCATAATTCTCTCCCTTAAATTAAATATATTACCTAATATATTTAAATTACAACCACCATAAAACTGGTCTTTCTTCGTTATCTTTTTCCCACACAAACCAAGCGTATGGAGTAATACCATTGCCGTTTCTTTTTTGGTCTCCTCTCCACAAGGTAAATCTTTTACTCATAACCCAAATTCTAACTGGTGGATTTTCTTGAAAAAAAGACCTTCTTTTAACACTTTCTAAAAAAGAAAGTCTAAGAAACATAGCAAACTTATCAACCTTTAAGTCTATACATTTTTGTATAAACTCCTGTGCTACTTTAAATGGTGGATTTGTACAAACATTTGGTGCTAACTTCATATCTGCATTTAAAAAGTTTTTACCTGGAATACCATAATTATAATAATTAAGGTCTGTTGCTACAACTGTGTAACCATTATCTTCAAGAACATTAGCCATTGCACCATCACCACAAGCACATTCCCATACCATTCCTTCAAATGTTTCATTATCTAATAGTAATTGAGTTGCCTCTGGAGGCGTTGGATAAAAGTCGTTTTCCTGTCTTGCCATAATTAATTCTCCCTAAGTTAATTATTATTTTGCTAGTGGATTTGTATTATTGTCCTCTAATTTATCTACAGTTTTTTCTAAATTATCTACTTTAGTTTCAAGTGTTACAATTTTTTCATTAATAGGGCCAACATCAACAGAGGAAGCACTTTCTAATACCTCTAATCTATTGTTAAACACACCCCAAGTGTAGAATCCTCCTCCTATAGCACTTACTAAGGCTAAAAGAGTTCCAATGCTTTGTAATTTATTAATCATCTAAAAAACTCCATGTTCTGTGTACCTATTATATTTGATTGTTGGTCTAAATTAGTTCCTACTAAATCATAATATACATCTACATTATCATTTAAAACTATATTTGCATATATAATTTTTGGTTCGTACCAAGTATCGTTATCAGGTATATCCATTTTTTGATATTTATTAAATCCAGCAGAGTAACCCATAAACCCTATTAGATTAGCTTGTCCTTGTTCATTGTATTGTCCTGTTTCACTTTCTGATATTTGATTTTGTTCTTGTTGATTTTCTATGTTTTGAGAAATAATTTGTTCTGCTACTTGATCAGCTTCAGATGATGTCATTACAGAAGAGGTAACACTTTCTATTTGATTTTCCATGGTAGTTACCTGAACTTCTGCCATTAAAGTTGATGGTGTGTTGTCCATGGAAGGCATGGGTATAATTTCAATAGATTGTAAAACATTGTTTGTTTCCACTTGTTGACTTGCTATCTGATTAGAAACAGTTGGTGAGTTTATATTTGTATTTGATGTATTAGAAACATTAATAGAATTTCCAGATACTGAATTTTGATTGCTGTTTGAACTAGAATAACTATTTCTTATTACACTTGTAACAAGATTTGATACTACATTTCTTGTTACTATCATACTTCTTCTTTGCTCTGATCTTTCTTCTTTTACTTCTTCTGGGCTTATCTCATCAATGGCTTCTTCTAATTCTTCTTCTTCTTGTTCTATTGCTTCTTCTTCATCAAACAGTTCTTCAATTATTTCTTCTTCTACAAAAACAAGAAAATCTTCTTCTATTCTTTCTTCAAAAATATCAAACTCTTCTACAACAATATCTTCTATTAATTCTATTATTTCAATTTCTTCCAAGTCCGGGAGAGCATCCACAAACTCAATATCATACTCACTATCAATATGTATAAATAATGTGTCATCTTCTAGTTGATACTCTTCATCAGGTTCAATATCGTAAATGATAATAGTGCTATCATTATTATAATCATCGTCACCCCAAAAGTTATCATCATCAGAAATAGATGTAGAGGTGAAAGTAAATTCATCTTCACCCATGCTATATCCATATATTGTTTCATCTTGGTCATAGCCAAATATTATATCTTCATCCACACCATAAAGAAAGTCATCATCCTCAAAATTATTTGTTAAGTCATACACATCACAAAGTTCTGAGTAAGAAGAGTCTACTAAACATTCAGAGGAAAGATTACTAAACGATTCATCTACAACATCTGCTGTAGTAAGACTAAAGTCATCTGTTTCAATATATGTCGTGTTATTATTATCTAAATAACGTAAATAAGTTGTTGCTTCGTTATTGCCTTGAACTCCTATGGTTATATTATGTGAGCGAACTTGTATTTTATCGTAACGAAATTCTATTGCGTTTGTGCCTTCGTATAGAATAGCTTCAAAAGTATTTTGTAATTGATTGCTGTATTCTTTTGCGTTGTACCATCCTATAACAAAATACTGGTCTGTATCAGATGTATTACCAAATGTCTGAATATAAGGATTTCGAGTGCCGTTCCTATTAATTAAATCAGTCCACATTGGAAAAACACTGTAATTGAACGAACTTGCTGGTAGCGTTTCTGATAAGTAATTTCTTTGTCTTGATACATTAAAGTTTGACTGAAAGGTAAAGAATCCGTTCATAGATATATTTACTTGGTCAAAAGTTTGGTCATAAAAAGTAAAATCAAAACCAATATCTTTCATTCCACTCATCGAATCGTCTCCAAGATTGAGAGCTGTGCCTGAGTTTTGTATATTTATTATGCTTTCTGTACCAACAGTAAAGGTAGGGTCTGTTGCCCATGCAGATGTGGTTAAAAATAATAGTGTTATTAGCCTGAACATATCTTGTGCTTAGGATATTTTTTACAGAAGTCGCCTTTACGATACGCTTTTATTTCATACCCAGTAAGTTCTTTCTTTACCTCTTCCCAGTCTGGTCTTTCGTGTGGGTTTTGTTCCCATGCTATACGAGCTTCTTCACCTATCTTACCTTTATACGGACAGGGGCTGCCAGCTTGCATCATTGAACGCCACACACGAGAATCTTCACAAAGTAAAGCAACTGCAGCTACCTTCATTCCCATGTCATATAAACCTTTTGATAATTTTAGTCTTTCGCAGTTATCGTCTCGTACACTTCTACCAGATGATATACCAAAGAACTGAGTTTGAACTGCTGAACTAGCTCCTGTGGTGCACAAGTCTTGACTATATGACATTATGGAAGGGGCCACGGCACTTGGGGGAGGAGATTTAACTCTTTGTGTTACTTTTTGTGAACTATTGCTTGTTGAGTTATTTGTGTTCACATTTTGTGAAGTGTTGTTGTTGGTGTTAAAATTTTGGTTATTTGTTGTAACATCGGAACTTGATGTTGAAACATTGTTGTTAGTATTTGTGTTAGAACTTGTTGAATTAGTGGTATTAAAGTTGGTATTTTCTGATGTAGAGTTGTTAGTTATTAAAGAGGTGTTGTTAACATTTTGTGTTTGATTAACAGTGCTTGTTACAACAGAAGTATTGTTGTTAGTATTTGTTGCAGTAGAATTAGTCGTTGAATTAATTGTCGTATTATTAGTATTAAGATTTGTATTTGTTGAGGTGCTAGTGCTTTGATTTACATTGGTATTGTTATTGGTATTGGTATTATTACTAGTAACAGTCGATGTAGTCGTAGTTGTATTTGTTATGTTTGAATCCTCAGCACTTAATGGATTTATTACTAACAATGTAGTAACTAAAGATAAACTAACAACTATTATTAATGATTCTTTTACTAATTCTTTTATCATAATTCCCCAAAAGGTGATCCTACCATAGCTTTAATTTTTGGAACTTCCATTAAAACACGATCCCTCTCAAGGTTCATTTGTTCTATTAAATCTTTCCTAGTAGAAGAGTCAATAGTTTTATCTCTCATAACAAAGTTTCTTCTATTTCTCCATTTACTTAAATATCTTTCTATCCATCTTAGTCTACCTTTGTTTCTATAAAGGTCACCATAGCTTTGCATAAGTGCTTCAACTTCTTCAAGTCTTCCTTCTTTTCTTAACTTATTCATTGTTCCAATTAATCTATCTAATTCACCTCTCATTGTGTAAAAGTCTTGCACTAAACCACCACCATAAACACTGTCAGTTACAAATCTTTTTACAAAAGGACTATTGTGAAATCCTAATGGAATTTGAGGTTCTCCTAAAGCACTTCTTGAAACTATATCAGTAGCTTGAAGACCATAACTTCCAAGAGTTCCTAAGTATCCTCTAGCAACATGATCTATTTTTAAAGGAGAAATATTTAAAGCAGCTCCAAGAGACCTAGCCCATAAAGATGTATTTTCACTAAATCTTTCTTCTGGTATTCTACTTGATAACATCCAGTAAGGAACAATTTCTCTACCAGTAAATTTACTTTTGTTATTAAATGCTTCTTGTAAAGGAGCTACAATTTGCCAATTAAAAGGATTAACTTTAAATGTTGTTTCAGCTTGTCTAAACATAGCGTCTCTAAATTCTCTAAAATTATCATCACCAAGCATTAGATTAAGAAGTCTTTCTGGTAAAACTTTTGTTATAACACCTACTTCAAAAGGAATAGGTATTTTAAAGCTATATCTATCTCCCATAGGTATAATCCAGTTATCATCTCTTACTTCTTTTTTAGCATTTAATTCTTCATATTCTTCAGAATCACTAACCATAAGCCAATAAAGAGCTGTAATTCCCATTAAAGTTATTATTCTTGTGTAAAACCTTCTTGCAGATGCTTTTTGTAGTAATTTTTTAGTTTCAGGAGATAGTCTGTCTTCTATATTAGCAGAGTATTGACCTGCACCAGCTCTGTATAAAACATCTAAACCCTGTATTCTTGCATTAAGAAATGGTATCGCTGTTGTTACAACTTTAAATAAAGGATTGCCACCTCTTCTATTAAAGTTAATTATTTCTAATGCTTGAAATGCAGCCTCTATGTGACTGCCTGTTTTTTTTAATACATCTTGATAAACTGCTTGTCTTGTAGCTGCATCAGAACGAGTTGTAAGATTACCTAAACCATCCCATGCTTTTATAAATAAATTATCTGGAGTAAGACCTCCATTCTTATCTCTACCCATATTTCTTAATTGTTTATTCATAAACCTCATAATATCTTTAGGGTCTCCAGCAAGGTCATAACCGCCCACCACGCCAAATCTTTCTAAATCTGATATATCTGATGTAAAACCTTTAATTGTGTCTAAAAAGGGCGTTATATCGCTTCCAGAGGTAGCATAAGCTGATAAAGTATCTCTCATCATGTTAACCATAATAAAAGCAGGGTCTCTTGTTACCATTTCTCTTAAAAGACCTGAAGGCATACCGACAAATTGAAGGAAGCCGTTTAAAGCTGGTTCTCCTAAATTTTCAAAAGAATAAATTATAGATGGGTCATCAACATAAAATAAATTTTCTTCACCATTTACTTTAGCCGTCATTATTTTTGTAACATCCATAGGTACACGCTGACCATTTACCTCAATACCTTTTTCTATTTTTTCTTTCATACCTTTTCTAGTTCCTAAAGGTATTACCATATTTTCTACGTTATCTTCTTTTCCTTCTCCAGCTTTTCTACCAAGCTCTAACATTTCAATAGTTCTTAATCTTGCTACATTTTTTTGACCAGCAGATACAATAGATAACCAATTTTTTAACATAGCCTCTATTGGATTTTGAAACTCACCTTGTAAATTAGTTGCGTCTACTGGTGTATCAAATACATCTCTCTGACCATTAATTTCATCTGTATTAAAAATACCATACCCTGGATTATCTACACTTTCGTATTCTCTGTAGAATGGATAGAAGGATGCTAGTTGCTTAAATAAAGCTCCCTGTTCTTTATTTAAAAGATTTGTTGTTATAGCATAATCAATAACTTGATCGTTTAAAGCGTCATAAATATCAGCTGCTTTTTCTATTGTAGGTTTATCGTTTGTTAACATTTTAAAATAATCATCATTATCTAAAAAGTTTTTCAACATATTATTATTTTCTAATTGTTCTTTTAGCTCTGATTCATCAAACAAATCATTTTCTTGTAATGATTTTATTCTTCTATGTATCATGTAATTAGCAAAGTCTTGTTCTAATGAAATAGTTTTTTTAGAACCATCTTCGTTTGTAACTTCTTGATGAAGAAGAGCCATTAAATCTAAAAAACTAGCACTAGAACCATCTTCTAGTGTTACTGGTACTACTGCTGTACTTCCGTTTCTCCAATCATTTGTTATGTTTCCTTTACCATCTACAAATTGATAAATACCACCTTTTTTTATTGAATCTCCTAGAAAAGCTCTTGATCTATCAGCAAAAGTTGATGCAGCTTCGGCACTTGTATCAGCTCTTATTAACTTTTCTGCTTCTTCATCTTTTCCTTCTTCTTTTAACCATGTATAAATTTTCTGAGCAGCTTTTCTTTGGCCATCATGTCTGTCTACAATTTTTCCTCTCATATTATTAAATATCTCTGCTCCAAGATATGTGTTTTCTTTATTTTCTGCGTAACTTCCTTTACCAATTAAACTAAAAAACGGAACTGTAAGGGTATCTAACATCTTTCTAGCCCAATGTATTTCTTGATCTTCTTTAAAAGGTGGTGATTTAAATGGAGTTCCATAATTGTTAAAATCTAATTTTTCTGCTTTTCTACTTTCTTTGTAATCGTCATCTATTTTTTTATCGTATATAAATGTATCAGAATTTAACATTCTGTTAGCAGTTTCTATAGCTGTATTGGAAGCATTTCTAAGACTGTATGGAGGAATACCACCCGGACTTATAGATATATTGGCTTGTTCTAGTTCTAATTTAGCTTTTTCTATCTCAAAATTATCAGCATCTTGTTTTGATTCTAAAGCTGATAATGGGTCTTTTAATGCTGATATACCTTTAGAAGGTATAGGAATTTGTTCTAACTCGAAGAAGTCTCTGATTTGTCGTTCAATCGGTTCAAAAAGCGTATTGAAGGCGGCCGTTTGTAAATTGGATGATTTTGTGACACTGGCGTAACGCCTGATTCCCTCAAAAGGCGTTGGTCTATTGTTTCTTCCTCTGTAATCTCCTGCTTCTCTGTCAAGATAATCTCCTTCTGTATTGAATGAATTTAATTCTACATCTGTTCCTAATATATTGCCAACATTTTCTTTTAAGAAAGCAGCAAACTCAGAGGCTCTTTGATCTCTTTCTGCTTTAGTTTTAAGACCAAAACTAGCATCATCCATAAAAAATACACTATTGTCTTCTGGTATCATTTCTAATGTAAACCCTAAAGGATTACCTTCAAAACTTAAATTTTCAGCTAAAGCTATAGAGTCTTCTCTAGTTATTGGCTCTCCATTTTGTTTTCTTACTATAATACCTTTATAATCACCACTATAATTTGGTTGTGCAATTACTGTAGCGTCTTGTCTTAAAGCAGAACCAAGAATTTGAGCAATAGAAGTAATCTCATCTGTATCATATCTTAATGATGGAAATGTTATAATATAGCTAGGTTCTATTACACCATTCCATCCACCATAAGTTTTTCTTATTTCATGTGGAATAGATAAATCATTTAAAAATGTTATTTGAGGTCTTCCAAGATGATCATTTGTAATTGAATTAAATATTCTATCACTTAAATCTTCTGATTGTTCTAAAGTTAATCCTTCTGTCATACCTAATGTATCAACACCAACATTAGGTGAAACAACAATAGTCGGTGCTACTGCCTGATGTATATAATACAATGGGTCTAAATTACCATTCCAACCTAAAAAATTATCTCTTCCTTTAAATAAAATATCATTAATACTACTTAAACCTTCATCCAAAGGAATGTTGATATTAAAATCTTCATTTTCTTTCATTTCTTTTAAATCTCTTACAGACCTAGCTACCTTTGGTGTTGCAAACAAACCATCTATAGTAGCATCACCAAATTGATCTGCGTCAGTCGTTCTTCTTCTTTGTTCAAACCAACCTAAAGCCTGTATTTCATCTGGAGCAAAAGAACTTTTTCCATCTTTTGTTTCGTAAGCCTGAGTTGATAAAACAGTATTTAAAAACTGCATTACAGATTGTTCGTTAGCTGTAGGTATATCTCTTAATTGACCAGCTTGTTTGTGAGGTCTTCCTTTGTTTTTTCCAGATTTAATTGTCTGAGGATATACAGGTTCAAATCCGTAAGCTCTCATCATATGAATATCCATAGTACCAAAAGGAAAAAATTCTCCTTGAGTGCCAGCAAACATACTTCTAGCAAAAGTAGGAGTTTTTGCATAACCTATATCTGATGTATTCCAGTTACCTTCTAAATACATTTTAGCAACTGATTTAGCTTGTTGCCCATTGTATATAGCATTTTCTTTTAGTCTTTTTGTTAGTGCAGCTTCTGATGGTAATTTACCTAATTCTTTTTTAATTTTTCTTATTTCCATCATTGTGTCTAATGTTTGAATAAGATTAGAATCAACAGCATTTTGTCCTGATGTAATAGCTAAAACAGTAGAAAATTCTACCATATTTGCTGAACCTATCTCTGATTCAATTAATCTACCAAATCTTTTATACCAATGAGAGTCATTGTCTTCATTATAACTTTTTACAATTCTTTCACGAAGGGTGTCTATGTTTGGAATATTAATACCATCTGGTAAATCAACTTTCATTTCTTTAAAAACAGATTCTACTTGTCTTTGACCAAACTGACCTTCAGTTCCATTCTTTCTCATTTGTTCGTAAATTCTTACAAGCTCTCTTGTAACTTTATCATTAGAAACAATAGGATAACCTATGCTTGTTTGATTTAAATATTCATATGTTTCAGCGTTTGGCCCTGGAGCTTTAACTGGAGAAATTGAATAAACAATTTCATCTGAAGGAAGTAATCCAGGTGTTTCTCTTTCTGTAAATAATCTTTCTGTTGTTGTTTCTATTCTTCTGTCTTCTTCGTCATCTGGAACTTCTTTTTCTCCTTCTTCTATTGCTCCAACTATTGTTTCTACAACATCTTCATTTTTTCTTTTACCTATTTCTCCTTCACTAATAGATAGAGCAATAGCATCATATGTTTCTGCTGAATTAAACCCAGCTCCTTTTAGTCCATCTATAATACCTGTAAAGAAATCTAATATCCTTTGTAATAAACTTCTTGGCTGACCAGTAACTGATTTATTATCTTGAGACCAAGCCCTATACATTTCTGCTACAGCTTCTTCTTGTATTGCTTCTGGATTTGTTCTTAAATTTGGATTAATTCTTGCAGCTCTTTGAACAAATGTTTCTTTTTTTTCTGCTGATAATTCATCATAAGATTTAGGAACAAGTGTGTTACTTGCATACCTATTAAGATTAGATAATTCTTTATCTGTAAATAAATTTAAATCAACTAAAGCATGAATAATTTCGTGATCTAAAACACTTGATAAAGACGCTTCTATATCTTCTTGGCTTTTATTTAAATCAGGATCAACAGATTCTACATTTAAAAATATAGTATTTAAACTTTTAATATAAGAACCTTCAACTTCTGGAGAAAGCTCTCCAAATTTTTTAAATTTATTTTCACTTCTCATTATAGGTGAAATAGCAACTTGTAATTCTTGTTTTCCACTAACAAGTTTTTTTAATTTTTTATCTATTTCTTTTTGAATCCTAATAGCTTGTCTTTCTCTTATTATGATTTCTTCTGGAGTTCTTTGAACAGACTGAGGTGCTTCTCCTGCCATATTAGCAGCAATTAATCTTTGTCTTAAATCGTTAGATTGCATTTCTTCAAGACTTACTTGATTTACTCTTCTTCTCTTAAACTCGCTTTCAACCATACTGTTCATTTCATTAATATCATTGAACATAGGTGATCCATTGCTAAGTTTTAATTTAGCTAATCTGCTGGCGTAATCTTGTGGAGATTCCATAAAAGAACTTCCATTTTCATACATATATTTTTGGAAAAAATCTTCTGTTTGAACTGGTTGTCCATTTTTTAATTTTAAACTGCCATCAAAAAATACATATTTATTATTGTTCTTTTTTGTTAATCTTTTACTTTTTAATAATCTATCTATTAGTTGAGTTGTTTCTGCTCCAGAAGTTCCAGAAATATCTTTTATTTCTTTTCTTGAATATTCTTTTGGAGTATTTAAATCAACTCTAGTATCTGCATCATCTGCTAATAGTTTTCTTAAAGGTTCTTTGTTAAGTCTTTCTTTACCTTGAATTACATTAGAAACATCTGTCATAGGTGCTGGTGATAATCTTCTTGGTATATCTTGTAATCTAACAACAAGTAATTGTTTTTGACCTAATGTCATTTTAGAAAAGTCTTTAGTACCAACAATTTTTTTAGCATATTCTTTAAACTCTGGAGAGTTAGTTGTAGATGTTAAATTTTTTGCTTTAAGAATTTTATTTATAGATTCTATTGTTATATTTCCGTTTTTATTTCTTGCGTTTTTTAAAGCTCTTTTTCCTTGAATTTTATCAGCAGCTTCAGCTCTTCTACCAAAAAATAAATCAATACTTTTTTTATTTGGAAATAATTTATATTTTAAAGCATCTTCAAAATCTATAGTTTCTTTTGTTAATAAAAGTTTTCTGTTTGAATCTTTTAATTTTCCTGCTCTTTTTTGTAATTTTTTACTTAAATCATCTCTAATTTGTTTACCATTTTTTCCTTTTGGATTTTCGTCTAAATTTTGAGCTAGTTCTGTTTTACTTATAGATGAATATTCAGGAGCAGATGTTTGTATTAATATTGATTGATCTGTAGAGTTTCCAACAACACCTAATTCGTTGGCATCTTTAGATACCTGAGCCATTCTTCTTGCGTCTTTTATTTCTCTTCTAAGTTTATTAGTTTTATTTATAGCATCTGCTTCTTGATTAGTTGATTCTATTATTCTATTTGTATTTTTATCTATAATATTAAATCCATTTCTTCCTGGCTCAACAATAGGAGTTAAATTTAAAATATCTTCTCTATGTATTTTATGTTGTTTCTTTTGTTTCTTTTTTCCTATTCTTTCTTGTTCAGAAGCTAATATGTTTTGCTCTTCGGTTGATTCTTTTTCATTATAAGTTACCTCTATAGCTTTGCCATCTGGACCAAAACCTTTTCTATATTTGCTTCTTGGAAACATTACTTCTGAAAGTAAGTCAACAGTTCCACCTACAGCACCTCCTATAGTAAACTCATCAAAAATACTTTCTCCAACATCTAATGTAGGGTCGTAAAGACCTTTAGCCACAGCTCTTTGTAGTAAACCAGCTCCAGCTTCCTGCATACCTTCAGCAAAGGCTTGACCACCTACACTACCAGCTAAGTAAGCTCTTTGTTCGCTACCTAGTAACCTTGTTAGTGTATCATTAACTAATGCTTTACCTTCTGCTGACTTAGGTATTTTTCTAAATATTCTCCATAAAGGAGCTAATTCTGTTAAACCTATTGCTCCACCAGATAATTTTGACAAGAATTGTTCTGAACCAGTTATGTCCATACCTTTTTCTCTAGCCATTTCTCTATAATCTAACTGTTCAGAAGCACCCATACCAACAGCTAAAGGTACAGCAGAAACAGGAATACCAAACTTTTGTGCTTGTAATCCTTTTGATACAAGGTCTAATCCTTTACCTACTCTTCCTGCTGTTCCTAAAGCAGAGGCTGCAAGACTTGTTCCTCCAGATAATAATGCTGGAGCAAAAAAAGAACCTACATTACCTAAACCAGCACCAGCTTTTACTAGCCATGCATCTTCGTAACCTTCTCCAACTGCAAAAGGGCCTTCTGTATTCCAACTTTCTGTGTAATCTTGAACTGCGTCTAATATTGGATTGTCATCATCCATACCACCTAAACTTAGAAGACCTTCTGCTGTCATTCCAAGTCCTTGTAAAAAACCTCTAGGAATAGCTTTTACTGTTTCAGCTACTGTTCCTAATATCGTGGTGTCATCTCCATCAGCAGTAAATGATTCTCCGTATTCATCAGGAAAATCTTCTGCTAACTTTGTTCTTAAATCAGATTTTTGTTCTTCAGAAATATTTTCAGGTAAATCTAAGATTTTACCATTTGGTAGGGTAAACTGAGGCATAGGCTACCCCTTTAAATATTCTGTTAAACTTTGTGTTGTGTTTCTTTGTGTTCCTAACATTGAAGACAGAGCTGCTTCTATTTGTTTTATTTCTGCTTCAATTTGTTCTCTAGCTTTAGCATCAGTACCAGGCATTTCTAATGCTTTTTGTCTACTTGTTAAATAATCATTAAGAGCTTTTATTTGGTCTTTTCTGCTTAAAGTATTTGTTTTTTGTTGTGTAGCAAGAAGATTTAAAATACCCATCTTATCTTTGGTTTCTTGTTTATCTATTCCTTGCATTGCATTAAATATTCCTGGGAATGATTTACCAATATCACCTAAATTTGTTGCGTTAGATATACTTGAACCAAGACCAAGTAACATAGCCGTTGTCTTGTCTCTTCTTCTTTCTTCTTCACTTGGTAAACCAAGTATTCCAGCATATCTTTTCATTTCTTCTGCAAGAAAATCAGGACTACTCATTTCCATAATAGCTTGTGCTTGATCTTCTCTATCTTTTTTTTCTTGCTCTATACGCTTTCTTTCAGAATCTGGCACAATTAATTTTTCTGTTTGTACTCCTAATGCTTCAGCTTCTTCTTTTGCTTTTAAATCTTTTTTATATTGCTCTACATCTCTTTCTTCTATTACTTGTTCATACAAATTAGCTTCTTGTAAAATATCTTTAACTTTTTCATATTCTGAACGAGGAATATTACCAACTCCATACCGAGCTTCTAAATCAGCTATAATTTTATTAGCTCTAGCTCTAGCTTCTTGAGCGTTTTGTCTTTGTATAGTTTTATCCATTCCCGGTAAACCATCAGGACCTTTTGCGTATTTTACTTTTGCACCACCAATAATATCAGCAAGACCTCCACCATAAAAACCCATTCTATCTACAACTTCAGGAGCTACTTTATTTAATGCTTCTAAACCTTTATTAGGTAAATTTTCATCAGCACTACCTCCTCCAGCAAAACCTTTGGTTATATCAGAAGTATCTATTCCTAATATTATAGCAACAGCGTCTTCTGTTGATAATCCAGGCATTTTTTCTTGTAGTTTTCTTACTTCTTCAGGGTCTGCATCACCAAAGTAAGGATTACTATAAACTGAACCACCTTCTTGATACAGTTTAGATGGAACTCCGTCTTTTTTTAATCTATCTTTATATTTATCAAATCTACCACCAAGAAAATTCTCAAGTTCAAACTGATAGCTATCTTCATGCACTAATTCAGGATAACCTCTTTCTAAATTTATCTTATCTTTTAAAGAAGTTCCTTTTACACCATCAAAAGTATTTACAAAAAGATCAGGAATATTCATTAACATTCCTATAGTATTATCAACTGCTTTATTTCCTGTATCAGTAACTGGTGTAAATATATTTCTAAAAGCACTTGGAAGTTCTTTTTCAACTTCTCCTCCACCTGCCATCATTTGAGTAATTCCTCCTGCTGGATCAACAGACTGGTTTGAGAGAGATGAGGAGGTCCCAAGTGCATTAATACCAGCAGGAGTTTCACTAGAAGACATAATTAAGTCTTCAGCTACAGTTGTATCACCTTCCATAGATGCTTTTTGCATATCATATGCACTTTTCATTTTATTTCTTCTTTCAAGTTCAGTTAGAACAAGATATTGAGGAAATATACCATCAGGTCTTTCTGCCATTGACATTAATCTATCCATTGGAACATTTTCAAGTTCGTATTGCTGCTCTACTATATTTTGTCCTATAGGCATTATCTTCCTCCACCCATTGCGTTAAACATTCCTAATCCACCTAAACCTAATCCAAGTGCTTGAGAAAATAACCCTGGTCTTTGTTGAAACTGACTTACATTTTTATCTGGTTGTGTGAAAGAACCATGAAGCATATTACCATAAATACCTAATTGCTGACTAGGATAACCTTGTTGTCTCAAGAAGTCTTCATAACCTATATCAAGACTTGCTTGTTGCATTCCTCTTTGATCTGCACCTATACCTCTAAGAGCATTTAACCTTTCAAATGCAGCAGCTTGTCTTGCTTGACCCATTTCATTTAGCATACGAGCTTGTTCCATTCTTGATGTTCTGTCTTGATTAAATCTGTTTGAAGCATCCATAAATGCGTCTTGTCTGCCTCTATATTCTAAATCTTCTAATTGTCTGTTTCTGTTACGCATTCTTTCAGTTTGCATAATAGCTTCTCTGTAACCACCTAAACCACCTCTTCTAGCAGCTTCATCTCTTATATCTCTGCCCATCATGGCAGATTCTCTTCTTATTTCTCTTTTAGCTGGGTCTAATGCTTGAGCAAAATAAGGTGACATATATGTCCTAGATATTGAATTGTTCATAGCAGCTGGAATATTTTCCATCATTCGAGTACCCTGCCTTACTTGTCTTGGGTCTCCTACTCTTGCAATATTAGTTATTCCTTGCATTGCAAATCGTTCTGCTGGAGAATAACCAGCTAATCTAGCTTGACCATAAGGTTGATAGGGTTGAAGACTTTCAAACTCTGAACGCCTAAGTAAAGCCTCAAATTCGTCTTGTACATATTCAGGTAAATTAGACTGAGTTACAGTTGATGTTGTATGACTTGGGCCGCCACCACCTTTAAATCTTCTTGCTCTTCTTCTAAACATTAATTTAAAAACCTCTTCTGATAGGCTACTGCTATTTGATCCCAGTTATCATCTTTTAACCAATTCCAAAAACCTGGTCTACCTAATGCTTCTATTCCATCACAATTAGAATCTTTAGCAAATTCTTCTACAAATTTTAATCCTTCTTGTGTCCATTTATCTTGATGATTACCAGCTAAATGATCAATATTAAGCATTCTTAATCCTGACGGATAATCATTTATTTGAGTTATACCACATCCTAATATTTCAGGATACTTGTCTTCTTCGAAAAAAATCCACAAATGACTTTCTCCATAAAGACATTCTTGTAGTAAATCATTTGTACTAGTTCTCCCATAACTTCTTTTTATACTTTTATTTAGTAGTTTTTCAACAAAAGGCCATATAAATCCTAAGTCTTTTGGTTTTACTAATGTTTTTTTTATATTTTTCATACTGGCATTACCTCATCTAAATTTACAGGGTCTGGTTGTTTTGGAGTTCCATGTTTAGCTACACGAACTCTTTCCATAAACTGATCCATTATTTCAGCACCTTTAGCGTTATTACCATCACCTAAATCACTTACAACATCAGCAGTAACGATATATTCTCCTGGACTTAAAGCAACTTGTTCATCTCCTAAAGTTCCTTTTACTTTATCATCCATTCCTCCTCCTTCTCCTTCTATAATTCCTTTTGTTTGTGCTTCAGGAGGACTTAAATATTTTTTTAAATTGTCTAATTGTTCAGGACCAAATAAAGAAACAAATTCAGAAACTATACTTCCGTCATCTTGTATTTCACCAAGAATAACAAGAGAAGTTTTTCTTAATAAATCTCTATCGCCTTCTGATAAAGGTTGCCCTCTTTGTTCTGCAACATCCTCAAAAGAAGATACTAATTGTTCTACTTTAGGATTAGACATTGGTTGTTGTACTGGTGGTTGCATAGGTAAATCTTGAGCATAATCTTCTAATACAGCTAATGATGGTCCTCCATCCTGATATTGAGGAACAGGGCCACCCTCTGCAAAACCTCCTCCTGGCATATTAAAACCTGCTAAATAGTTCATGTTGTAAGGATTATACACACCACTATAATCAAAACCAGTGTTTATAGGAGGAATGTATTGACCAGTATTTACAGAAGTTGTGTTGTTGTTTGTATTGCTTGTTACAGTATTGTTTGTTGCACCAGTATTTGCTGGAAGAGTAGTATTTGCTGGAAGAGTAAAGTCTTCTGGAATAGTAAATGAAAATGGAGTTCCTGCTCCAATAGTTGTTCCTGGTGTTAAACCTAAATCTTCAAGAGTAGTAATAGTATCGTTTCCAGCACCACCGTTAATAATATCATTTCCAGCTCCGTCATTGATAATATCGTTTCCTGCTCCATCATTTATAATGTCATTACCAGCACCATCAGTTATAATGTCATTACCAGTACCAGAAGTAATAGTATCATCTCCACCTCCTCCTGGGGTTGTATCGTCTCCAGCTCCTCCATCTGGATTACTATCTGAACCACCATCTGGATCACTATCTGAGCCACCATCTGGATCACTATTTGAATCACCACCTGAATCGCTGTCTGAACCTATTAACACCCAATTACCATCTGCATCTTGTTTATGTGTTATTGTGCCTGTATATTGTACCGTAGTATCACCATAAGTAGGCGAATATGGATTTGAATCAATAAGCGTAACTTCTGTTCTTCCGTCAGGTAATTGTTTAGTGCTTTGCTGTTTGTAATTAGCATTTTTATCTACACCAGTTTGATCTACATCTGTTTTAGTTTCATTATAAGTAGGTGAGTTAGGGTTCATATCTTTTAATACTGATACAAGAGCATTGTCGTTATTTCTATACTGTTCAATAATAGTCCAGTTTGGAGATGTGTCTTTCTTTTCTTCTTTCTTTTCTTCTGTTTTTTGTTCTGAGTCAGAAGTTCCCTCTATCCTAGCCATAAGCTCTTCTATTCTTGCATTAAGTGAAGCTATTTGTTCTTCATAAGGATTGGTTTGAGTAGGATAAAAATCACCGTCAGGTCTTGGCATATAAGGTCCTGGATAAGGTTGATTCATAGGATAACCCCTGAAATCAGGAGTTCCATAACCACCTCCACCAAATATATTGTCAAAAGACATATCAGCATATTGATAATAAGGATTAGAAGCCCTATATTCATCTAAATAAGACTCTCTTCCTATAGATTCATTACCCATTAAAAATTCATTCCAATCTGAACCGTAAGCATAAGGGTCTACTGATAAATCTCTTGCATTTGGATCAGCTGCAGTAGCATTTGGGTTTGGTATATTTGCTGGTATGTCACCAAAAGGTGTATTGTAAACACCACCTGATACACCACTATAAGCTGGATTTCCTCTTATATCTGTAGCACTTGGAGTAAGGTTTGTTAAATATTGAAATTCAGGATCAAATCCTGGCATAAATCCTTCTGGTAAAGCGTTATAACCACGAGGTGGTGTAGCTCCTATATCTGAAGGAGGTCTAAATTGACCCGGAGTTCCTTCGTATTGATAACCTTGTTCTTCTGGAGTTCCATCTTCACTTGGTGGATTACCTGGAATAAATCCTGGGTCTGGAATAGTTACTCCGTTTGGTCCAGTCCAAATTCCAGTATTTGGATCGTATGTATAACCAACTCCTGCTAAATAATTAAGAGTTGGGCCGCCATTTGCAAATCTTTGAACAGAACCACCAGATGCAGCGTATCTGTTAGCATAAGGACCACCTAAACCAGAACCACCCAAACTAGTAGGATTATTGTTTCCACTAGCATATTGTAAATTTACTCTGCCTGGTATTTGTTCTACATAAGATGCTCTATCAGCTTCTCTTTTATCTTTTCTTGCTTGTTCTGCATTTTCTAGGCTTTCTACATAGTCTTTATAATCTTCTTCTACAGCAATTCCACCCATACCAATCGCTACAGGAGCTAAGTTTGCTGGATTCATTAAAGCACTTCCAGCTCCTTTTATTCCTGCATTAGTAAACGCACCTGCAATTCCTGGTTTATTTACAGCGTCTGTTAAAGTTGCAGCTTGCACTGGATTTAAACTTGCAACACCTGTACCTGTAAGTTTCATTGATGCGTCAGATAATTGAACAGGACCCATAGCACCAACAGGATCAGTTACTGCTGGAACAAACTCAGTACCTATATTAGCAAGTTGATCAGGATTAACCCCACTTGCAGCACCTGCTTTAGCTAAATTTCCAGCATTAGCTGCTTCTTGAAGTATTTGTCCACCAGCAAAACCAGTAAGACCAGCAAGCATGCCTTCTTCAAGACTTCCTGTTGCAGCTGTTGTTGCAAGTCCAGAACCTAGAGCAGCGATACCTGAAGTTGCTAAAGGAGATAAAGCTCCGAAAGCTCCACTTGTTGCTAAAGCTGTACCACCTAAACTACCTAGTATAGGTGCTAAAAAAGGTAAAAATGCTTCTGGATAACCTGTATCTGGATTTACAGTTAATGGTGCTACATTAGAAAGAGCTTGAACTTCAGCAGGATTAACATGCATTAAAGTTGTGTCGCCATACCTTCCTCTTCCTGCAACTTGGTCTGCCATATTCTTATAAGGTCTATTATAATTCATTATGTTGTTTCTACTCCAAATAAGTTAAAACTTAAAGTGCCATTCGTAGAATATACCTCTATGACATCTGATTCGTTTAATGTAATACCAATTACTGCCGCAAGAGTGTCTTTAGCATTAACAGTTTTATCATAATATAAGAATTGTTTGTTGTCATCACTTTCATTACGAACTTTTACCCTGACTCTAAATGTATCAGCACTTGATGCATGTCTATTACATACAACCAAAGAACTAACAGTCGTTTGAGCTGGGAAAGAAGCATTCACTCCTGTTCCTTCCCTAAAAGGAACAGTATAAAGAACTGTTTGAGTTGCAGCACTGGGATTTAATTGAGCTAATACTTTATAATTATCTGCCATTTAGTTTGTCCAATTTGGTGCTCCAAGCAACATTAATTGAAGTCTTCTAACACTTTTAGAGCTATTTGTTGTTTTTGTTTCTTCTATTAAATCTACTTTGTTAGTTATTTCATTCATAAAATTAATAACCTGTTGTCTAAATAAATCTTCATCTACATAATTATATTCTTGTTGTGCTGGTCTTAGTGGTTGTCTTGCCATTACCTTCTCCCATCTGGATGAATATCTGCTCTAATACCATATAACTTAAAAAATGAATCTTGATTTTTATGTTCATAACGAAGAACTGCTGACCTGCCTCTTGCACGAACATCTGTTTTTGTTGTTGTATTTGTTACAGTATTTGTAGAAGATGATGTTGGTGATTCGGATGGAAAATTACTTACAGACAGTTTTGCTGTAACATCTGATTGAGTTTGCCCTCCTATTTCCATATCGTGTATTAATGATTTTATAGCTATAAATTGATCTCCGTCTGCTATAGGAATAGAACCACTTTCGATAAATGAACTAAAATTATTTCCAGTAGCATCAGCAGATAAACTATTAGCTCTATCACCATCATCTTGTCTAACTACAAAACTATTTGTTGTGTTAAATTGTTGACCTAATAACATATAATCTTCTTCATAAGCAGTTGCTCCTGCTGAACGCCACATATCGCTTACTGTCCATGTATTTTCTACATAATTATAAATAACACATCTAGTTGGGTCTGATGATTGAGCTGCCTGGATTAAATCAGAATTAGCTGTTTGATCACCAGAATAAGTGTCATTCATTTCATTACTTGGATAAAACCACCAGACTTCATTATATCTAGGATTAGCAACAGAAAATACTTTTTGTTGTTCACTAACATCTAAATCATCAAATATATAGTTTAATATTGGACAAGGTAATGGCTCTACAGCACCTGAATATTTATAAAATCCTCTTTCTCCCATAAAATATGTACTAGCTCCAGCATTAGATGCTGCTCTAGGAGAAATCATTGTTATTCCATCTTGTATTTCATCAAATTGAAAAACTAAATCTCCTCCAATAAATCGCATAGAATACATTGCTTTATCTGTCCATATAAGTATTTCTGACCTTCCTGATAAAGCACCAACGATTTCTGAACCACTACTTAAATCCACACCACCTGCTGAATTTGTAGCACGAGGTGTCCAGTCCATTGCATTTTCTGAATCTGACCATCTTATATGCATAGGATTAATTTCATCTTGATAATAAGGATTACAACCAAAAGATATGCAATGTCCATCTTGATCACTTGTTAAAACTTGTAAAGAAAAGAAAGGAGCATTTGACTGATATTGTTGAACAGAAGCACCTGTAGAATGTGCTTTTGCAATAGTGTTGTTTTTAGCTCTTACACAACCTGTAAAAGATGTAGCTGTTGAATTAACATAAGAAACAACTTCATCTCCTACTATTAGGTATCCATTTTGTTTATAGAATCCATCTGTAGATACAACATTAATTGTTGTAGCTGTTCTACTTAACGCACCATTTAAAGATGTTGATCCTATTTCTGACTGACTAATTGGAAATAAAGTTTGAGATTGTGTAGAAATTAGTTTAGCTCTTTGACCTGTACCATTTGATTTTTTCCAATAATATATAGGGCCACCTCTGGGATTTATAAGAAGATCATCACTAAAATTATCTTCAGACCATAATCTTAATTGATTTTTATAATCTATAGCAGCTGTACTTCCCCAAGCTGTATTATCAATTAAACCACCCCAATCACCTGCTCCCCATCCTGTACCTGCAATATAACCATTTGAACCAACAGATAAATATGCATCAACGCTTACATTATTACCACCTCCACTTGCATTAGCATTAGCTGTAGAGCTTGATAAGGTAAATGTTGTTGTAGTTGGTGTTGCTAAAACAACTCTTGTGTCATATGAATTAGTAGCCGTAGCATTATATGTAGTTAAATCTATACCACCTATTGTTCCTGTTAATCCTGATATTCTTACAAGGTCTCCTGATTTTAATCCATGTGGGTCTGTGCAAGTAAAAGTTACAAAAGCATTTCCTGAAACACAAGCAACAGGATTATTTCCTAGAACAAGGGGATTAACAGGTGTTATATCTGTAGGAAGAGTTCCTTCTATAATAGTGTAATTAGAAGTAGTTCCTACACCTGTATATCTTGTGTTATCACTAGATTTATAAAGGTATATTGATCTAATATTATTATTAGGAGAAGCTGTTTGATCAAGACTAACCCAAGAAGTCCAACCTCCTAATTTTTCAGGAATACCATTAAAAAACCTTACAAGATTAGCATTAAACCATTGATTTCTTGCTGTATAGCGAGAACCTATTTTATTTAATCCGGGTGGTGGTGTAATATCTGTATAAGCCATTTTATTTTTTCGATTGATTCATCATACGATTCCCAAACCAGAATGCAATTATTGCAGAAAACATACTTTGCGTTTCAATATCCCATGCAGCTACTACACCCTCTAATGGGTCTTCACCTTGTTGTACTGATATATAAACTTGTGTAACCTTAACAAAAGCAAACACAGAGAACAATAAATAAGTAATAACTGGGCGTACTGATGCCTGTAAAGCACCTATAAATTTAGATGAATTATTTTTAGAAAGTTGTTCAGCATGAGCATAGATAGCTTTTGCTTCGGCTATGTCAGCTTCTGCGTCTAGCTCTTGTATTTTATACTTAGACATTTGTTCGGCATATTTTGCCTTAGCCTCAAGCATAAGCAACTCTTGCTTAAATTTGGCTTTTTTTTCAAAAAATCCGAGAATAGATGGGAGAAAAGAAGTGCTGAAGCCTACCAAACTTCCAAGTAAACTTATCATAATTTACTCCGATTCTGGTCTTGTAACTAAATAAACACCATATCCAGCTAAACCTAAAGCTAGAATAAATAATATAACTGAAGAAAAAAAGTATCCTACAGCTAATAATACCCATGAAATACCTAGAGCTATTTGAGGTTCTTTTGTCCATTCATTTAATGTTTTTAAATTTGATTTAATTTTTTCTATAATATTATTTAACATAATTTCTCCTAATTTATTGTTCTTGAAATAAGCTGAACTACTACTAAAACTGTTCCACTAAGAACAGAAAATAAAGTTGCTATTATAAAATATTCTAATCTTTTTACTCTAGCTAAAGTTTCTACTGCTAATTGCTCACAAGACCTAACATGATCTACTAACTGTTGTTCTATTACCGCAACTTTTTTATCTATATCTGCAACAGTTGTTTTTGCCATGTATAACTCCTATTAATTACTAGCTTCTATTAAATAATGACCTGATATAACATTAGCAGGTGTTGTAAATCTTAGACCACCAAATGTATTCCAAGAACCATTGTTGGTAGCTCCCATTGAAACCTCTACTACATAAGATTTATCTGCATCTAAACCTGATCGAGAATAAATTTTACCAAAACCATAATAAGGATTTCCATTACCTGATTGATAAGTAGGGTCTCTTTGCATACAAATTTCCCACCAAACATCTTGTTGATTTGATGAACCAACACCACTTAAAGGAACTGTCCATGAATTTGTTACACTATTTGTAAGTTGTGCAGTATTTAAACTATTACTTCCTAAATCAGTTCTCATTCCTGATCCTAAAAAGTTTCCTACACCTGTAGCATTGCCAGTTGTTATTGGTTGAATAGTTAAATTTCCTGATGAATTTATGCTCATTTGTAGAGCACCTGTAAATTTATATTTATTATAATTAGTTGAGTCTAAAAAATTATTAGTAACAGTACCTGTTGCAGCGTTTCCTGATGCTATTTTTCTCATAATAGAATTATCTAAACTTAAACCAACATTTCCTGTTGTAGAACTTGTTACTATTTGATTAGCAGTTCCTGTTACTTGCGTAACTCCTGGCGAAGCTGATTCGGATTGTTTCATAGCTCCTGCACCTGTTGAATATAAAAGTGCGTCTTTACCTGATGCTATAGTAATACCTGAATCACCATTAGACATTTTTATCACAAGACTTTGAGCTGTTGAATTTTTTATTAACCACATTTTTTTCAATGTAGATGGTTGAATTATAACACTTCTTGTTGTTGTTAAAACAGTTCCTGTATCAGTAAATTCTAATATTTGTTCACGACCACTAGGAGAGCCTGTAGAACCTGTTGTTCCATTAGCTACTGTTATTGTTAAGTTTGCATCAGATGTAAAGTTTTTTGAATTATATTGAAATGTTTCATCAACAATATCTAGGTTAGTGTTTGTAGTTGTACCCCATGTACCTGCTTCATCACCTTGAGTGATTAATTTTATTCCTAAATTACTAAATGTGGCCATTTATTTATCCTATGCTGCTATTTCTACCCAATTTGGGTCTTGATTTGTATCAATTTCACTCCAAACTAACACATTTGATGTAGATACTGAAGCAGAAACTCCTATAACATCAACATCTGCACTTAATGATATACTTACAGTACCTATTGCTGTTGATGCTGAAACTCCTGTTGGGAAAGATGTAACGCCTGTACTTATGGTAGTACCTGTTCCTAAGTTAGCATTTCCTTTAATTTCTACATTTACACCTACAGTAACACCAAAACCCATACCACTGTGATTTGTACAATACATATAAAGTTGAGAAGGAGCATTATCAGCTACAGTAATTTGTGTGTAAGCTCCTGCCTGACCTGGTGTTCCTACTACAGTTACGCCATCTGTATATTCTGATCCTCCTGCGTGAGAACCATTAGGTGTTGTAGAAAATCTTATTGGATGATTATTGTTGCTCGAATCTGACTGATCAAACTTATAAGTAAAGCCTTTGTGCAATGCAGTAGGCATTTGTTGTTGAACACCATTAACAAAATATTTATTACCACTGCCAGTGCTTTTTACTGTTATAGTAAAGTCTTCATCTTGTCTTGGTTTAGAAACAGTATCTATCTTAAAGTCTACAGAATTTAATGAGGCATTAGCTTGAACACCTGTCATAGTAAGAACACAATCTAAACTAAGAGTTTCATTTCCAAGTTGAGTTGTTCCTGTTACAGGAGTTTCTATAATAACATCAACATTGCCTTCAGTAGCAATAGAATAAGGACCTATACTAACTGTTGCAGATACGCCTCCTACGAATTGTCCAAGTCTTCCTTCTTGTGCTTGTGCTTGCACACCTGTAGGTAAAACAGTAACAAACTGCCCTGCTGTAGCATTTCCAATCTGTCCTGTAGCTGTAACTGTTGATGGAACAACAACAACAGAAACACTTACATCTCCTGACGAAGAAAAACTATCTTGTGCAAATGAACTAAAACCAAACATTTTTTTATATTATCCTATTCTTTAAGAAAATACGAGTATTTGGTTTTACTCCTATTCTTCTGGTTTATATACAGGGGTTGGTTCTGTAGGAAAAAGCGATAACATATCTGTAAAACTTTCATCCCAAAAATTATCATTTGTATCCAATGGTTCGTCATTAGCATCTACTAAAGTTTCTCTTATTTTTTTAATATCTTCTCTGTATTTTTTAAACTCAGCAGTAGATTCATCTGTTAAAGGTTTTTCTGAATCAGCTATTTGTGTCCAATCTAAACTTGAATGTTTATTGTCAACTACAGAATCTAAAACATAAATTTTATCTTTTACATAATTATCTACATAAGCATCACTCATTGCTTGTCTTTGAGCTAATTCTTCATCAGTTTCATCTCTTAAAACTCTTACAAAATTTTCACTAGTGCTAATTTTTCCTTTAGTTAGAGTTTTTTTAGTAGGTAAAGCCATAATATTTCTCCTATGCTACAACAACAGTTGTTGGCTTAATAGCAGCCGTTAAAGTAAAATTACCATAAGAATAACTATATTTTTCACTAGCACCAAGACCACCTGTGTTTATAGAAATACCTGCTGGATAAGCACCCATATAAGAACGATCTCCATAGTTACCACTAGAAGGAGCTCTTACATATTGATTCATCATAGGTTGTGTAAAACCATAAGATTTTCTCGGACCATATCCATCGGTTATAGGATTATCCCCAAAAGAAGTATATGATCCTCCTATTTTCCAATAACCATTCATCCAAGGAATAAACTTAATATTTAAAAACCAAGGTGCTGTTGATTGATTGCCACCAGAATTACCAAGCCAATACTGTCCATACCCAAAGTTACCATTATTACTTGCATCGTTATCATTATACCAATATGTATTATCTCCTGATTGTTGTTTACTAGCAGAAGAATTTCCGTATACTGTCCATGCTGAGTGTGCTACCTTTTGTGTGCTATCTTGATCACCTAAAATAATTGCTTTATTAGCATCTAACATTTGAACATTAAATCTACCATATTGAAAATCGCCAGTTGAACCTTGAGCAGAACCATTAGCTTGTAAATCCCACCATCTAACATTCCCATCTTTAAAGTAAGCTGATTTTACAGCATCTGGTAAATTCCATGTTCCTAAGTCAACCCCATAAACAAACTGACCAGCTGTTGTTGAATTAGTAAGAACTGAGTATGGTGTATCTTTTGCTGTAGTAATAACATCAACAAGAATTTTAGTTACTTTTGTTGTTCCATCTATAACAAAAAATTCACACTTTACAGGACTGTCTTCAAAAGTTAAATTTCCAGCACTATCTAAAAAAGCTGATTTTGTTGAAGAAGGTCTTGTAGTTGGCAAAGACATATCTGCTGTACCAGCTAATGTTCCTAATTTATTTGTTGCTAATGTTGACATATTGTTATTCCTTAACCTGTTTTTGGTATTCCATAAAGATTTACTTGACCTGCAAGCCTATAACTAGTGTTATTACCATCCCACCCATTTGTAGTTGAAAAAGTAAATCCATCTGCAAAACTAGAATTAGTAACACTTCCTTTTTTTACAACTCCAGCCATTGCAAAATTTACATTATATCCACCTTGTGAACTCGTGTTGTAACTATTATTCCATCTATTAGTACAAACTTGTTCTAAAACTGGAGGAATCATACGATTAGCCGCACCATTGTAATAATTTGTATTACCCCATGAACCTCCTTTATAAGAAGCTGTCTCACCATTTCCACTGTCATACCAAGAAATTGGATTTTCATACATAGCATCAAAACTTGTCGCACTATCTACACCAGCAACTTGTGTTGCAGTATTACATAAAAAATGTTCAGAACCATAAGTTCCTGTAGAATTTCTAGAGTTAACACCTCCAGTCCAAGAAGCATCATATTTACTCCATCCTGAGGCACATCCACTCATGCTTTGACTTATATTAGTGTCTCCGTTCATAGGAGATAAAACAAAATGATTGCTAGAACCATTTCTACTTCCAATCAATGCCCATTCTAAACGATACATATAAATATCAGAACCAGAATAACCTGACGCAGGATCAATAGAAATTTTAAAGTTAGTTACAAAATCTTGTTGCTCTTTAACACCTAAAAGAACATAACCTGTTTCACCACCTGCTCCTAAAGAAGAAAAATTTACTGAAGTAGATGGAGCTGTAATATTGCCAGAGGAATCTACTTTTACATTTTTTTTAGATGTAGGTAGTTCTTTAGGAAGAGTTAAAGGAGCTGAGCCTGTTAATGATTGTATTTTATCTGTTCTAACTGTCATTTTTTATTCCTTTATACATTTGTGTTTAAATTAGAATATGTCATAAACATACCTTCATTAATATTATTTCCATTAGAATCGTAAAATTTTAATTTAGTGTAAACAGGTGCTGATCCTGAATTATATCCAGAATATTGCCACATAGTTGAGTTCATAATAAAATTTACACTATTCGTAACAGTAAAACTTGAATTGTTGTTGTAAACAAAAACACTTTCTATTAAAAAATGATCCGTATCATAACCTTGTTCTTTAGTGTATTGAGAAACAACAAGTTCACCTCCTAACATTGCTAAACCATTAGTAGCAGATGTTTTTGTAAAAATTTCTCCTGACTGAGAAGCTCCTGTAGGTGCAGTTAATTGAGGATGATACAACATATGTCCTTGATTTTTTTCAGTATTAGTCATTACTCTTGAATAACTTTCTTGAGAACTACCACTTCCATAACTATACATTAATCTTTGATTACAAGCATAATTAGCATTTAAACAATCACCATCACTTGAAGTTAATAATTGAATAACTGGTTTAGCAACTCCTGTAAAACAAGCTCCTGAAAATGTAAATTTAGTTCTTGTAATTTCATCTACATCAGTAGTGCCAGCAGGAAGACAATTTAATACAACACTTGATACAGCAGAACTAGCATTATTAACTCTTGCTTTATCACAAAATATATCACCTGTAACAGAAGTTGAGCTTGAAGTTTGCATTCTATCAGTTACAGGATTAGCTGAGCCGTAACCTAATTGACCACCACTTGTTGATGTTAAATCAACTGTAGCACTAGGATAAGTTGTAGGTAATGTAAACTCTTCACCACCTGGTGTACTTATTTTATTTGTTTTTATTAACGATGCCATAGTATTACCTTTTTACCTCATATTTTATTGTATTGCAAATTATCATGCTACTGTTATTTGAGCTGCATCTTGTTTCAAAGTTGTAAAAACTTCTATTCTTCCAGAAACAAGACCCCAACTACCTTGGTTATTTTTATCATAAGGTAAGAAATACATTCTAAAACCCCTTGCTCGACCAGTTTGTGAATTATAAACAGTATTATTAGAGTTTTGTTGAGGTCTACCACCACCCCAATAATTATATTGATCGAATCCATAATTACCAGAGTACCCATTCCATTGAAATGTTTGTTGCGTATCCATACTGTATTGATTATTCATTATCTGAACTTCACCAGTTACATTAGTTCTCATGTAATTGTTTTCACTACTTGTAAAAGGATTGCTTGCTATTGTCGGACCATAATAACTAGAACTACCTCTTGAAGACATTGAAGGTGCACTTTGATAACCCCATAAAGCATAACCATAGGTATTAGAATCATAAGTGCCATTTGAAACAGTCCATGTTCTGTCTTTACCACTAGTAAAACCTTGTGCTCCTTGCCAAGAAGTTGTACTACCTTGATATGTTCCATAACTTTGCCACTGAGCATCAGTAGAGCTAAATATTACATCGCCACCAGCAGAACTTATAGGAGCAATAGAATATATTACAGTTGATTGGACATTGTTAGCGTTATCTGCTCCTCCAAAATTAACTCCTACCCACTTTATTCTAAAACTTTCTATAAAATCAACATTAGATGCAATACTTTTAGGAACAACAACTTCTAAACTTTCTAGTGGAGAAGAAGGTGTGTAGGCATTAAAATCAAATGTAGAGACAAGAACTTCTGTTGATGGAACAAGAACAGGAACGCCTCCATCAGAAACAATAGCACCTTTAATAGCAAAGCCACCTTTACCATCTGTAACAATTTCTGTGTTAGCAGCTCCATCTGATGTTGGTAATTTCCATGATATTGGACCACCTGTTGTTATACCTGCACCATTATTTGCAAAAGTTGTTCCTACAGGAGAAACAGTAGCTTTTACGCCATTTGCTATTGTAACAGTAGCGTAAGCATTAATACCTGGTGAAAACATAGTATTGGAAGAAATAGTTACATCATCAGTAAAATCTGCTGTTCTATCCATAACTGTTCCAGCAGTTATATCAACAGCGTATAAATCAGCACTATCAGTAACAGTTAATGTTTGACCTGATGCAACTGTATAATCAGTAATAGTAAAGAATGCTTTGTTAAATTGAAGAGTACCCTTAAATTGACCACTAAGAGCTTTGTTATCTGTTAATGTTTCGTCAAAAACAGCGTCTGTTTCAACAACATTATTTGAAAGAGTTGTATCAGAAAAAGCAGCGTTTTCAGCTGGATATGTGGAGAATATTTCTGGTGCAGTTGCAAAATTAACTTTGTTGTTTGAGTTAGAAGAACTTTTAACTTTGTCACGACTTAGTGTCCAATTAGGACTGCCTGAAGTTAATGTTCCTTGACCTACTTCAAATGTATTATTTACATTATCAACAGCACAATAAAAAACTTCATCACCAGTCGTATGAACTGACGCAAATGTTCTAAAGCCACCTGTAGAGGCACTTGTTCCTAAAGTAAAAGTTCCTGTTCCAGTAGTTGTGGCATCTTGTTTGGTTCTATCAAAAAATTTGAGAGCCATATCTAACTACCTTATTAAAATTAGACTATTCTGATTATAGCATTTGTTGCGTCAGGAGTAGGAAATTGAATTGTAAAATCTCCACTCGTTGAACTTTTATCAGCACCGAAGTCTAATACAGCTACAGAAGTATCTGATTTTGTGTCATTAAATATCAATGCACCTCTTGCTGTAATTGTTGAGCTACTAAATGTAACATTATCAAAATCAACAAATGCAGTTGTGCCGCCTGTTGTAGGCGTTACATTGGTAAGAGCTGCACCTTTAGCAGTATAACCTGTTCCACTTGCTTCATTAGATGTTGTGTATGCTGTTGTAGAAGCATCTAAACTAGCTGAACTTGTATATAAAGCTATATTAAATGTATCACCACCTGCACCACTTGTTTTAAAATTATGACCACCTTCCAAAAGCTGTTGCTTAAATGAAGTAGTCATTGCTTGCGTTATCGCCATTATAGTCTCCTAATTATGTCTGAGCCACATTTGTGACCTTCTTTTTCTAAAGTATATATTAATGTAGTTCTGTCAGATTGAACAGCTTTTTTCATATAGTCAAGAACAACAGTATATATAGTATTCTTAAACTCTTTTGCTTGTTGTTGCAACACAGGATCAACATTATCTGAATATTGTAAAATTCTATGTGTTGCTTTTTCTGCCCAATACTCTATTGGATGTCCTGAATTTACTGTTGTATCTACAACAACATTTCCTAAAGACATTTCTGTGTTAACTGTAATTGACATTAATTTTTCTCCTCTATTCTACTGCCTGTCTAGGTTGTCCATATCTATAGCTATCTTGCATATTTTTACCTGCTGATTCGTTTCTTAGTCTTAATATGGCCTCTTGATACTGTAATTCATATTGTTGTTGCATATCAGCCTCACCTTTTATAAAAAGATTTGCTTGAACCATACTTCCATACAAAAGACATTCTGGTGCATTTGTTCCTAACCATGTTTCTCCATTAGCAACTTCTGTAATTGAAGGTGGATTATAAAAATAGTGTAACTCAGTTGTATAACCACTTGTAGGTGTAGGAGCTAACATAAAGGTATCATCATCAAATAATGCGTAATATTTAGGTTCTCCTTCAATATTAGCATTAGGATATGCTTCTCTTAAAAAAGCTACTTCTTTTAATAACAAAAAAGATTGTTTATTTGAATCTGTAACAGATAAAGAAAAAGGTGCTAAAAAATCTGAAGGTGTTGCAAGATATTGAGTACCTGCTGACATTTGTCCTTCTACATTTTTTCTAAAATTAGGTAATTGACAAGTTCTAAGTATTCTATCTTCTGCACTTGTTATAAAATTATTTATATTATTATTAAATGTAGTTTCATCTGTATTAGCATAATCTTTAATTGCTTGTACTAAGGTAGTATAAGTATATGACATAATTTAACTCGTTTTTATTGTTACAGAACCAACTGATCCATTTATTATTAAATTTCCTGATCCTCCTGCATTTCCATTTCCAACAGGATTAAAAGAAAACATTCTTCTACTTTCTGTTAAATTAGAATCTGGTCTTGCAAAAGGCAATGCTTGTGCGTCTTGAAATGCATATCTTCCTTGAAAATTTTGTCCTTGGTCTTTATCCCAAACATCTTTGCCAACTAAAAATCCAGTACGATTTCCTCCAACAAATTCTTGTTTTAAATCTTTTAATTTATATCTAAAACCAGTTCTATCGCAAAAACCGAAAGCATATTTACCTGCAGCATACTTTACCATTTATTCACCATAACTATAGCTATAAGGAATAAATTGAATAGATGCTTTTACTCTATCTTCTTGAGCTGCTAAATCAAATTGTTCCATATAATAATCTCTTAATAAAACAGCTCTTTCAGCAAGTTCTGGTCTTTTCATTGCTACTTGAAAAGCAAGACCAGCTACAAGAGCTGGAAGAAAACGAAAAGGAACATCTGCATTAAAACTAGCTGTATCTCCTACATCATATACTCTTCTAAGATAATAATAACAAAAAGTATAAGTTTCTGCTGAATCAGGAACAGGCCAAAAATTAACTTGAGGAGCTTCTCTTTGCCTATCAATCCATACCTGAATTGGTCTACCTTGTGTTAATTTACTAGGAATTGTTGAATATGTAGAAACACTAATTCTTGTAACTGGTATATCATTTTGTCTGTCAGAATCTCCAGAATTTGTTCTTATTGAATGCTCTATAAGGTCTACAACATCATTATCTAAAGTATATGTAGTCTGACCTGGAACTAAAGTTAATTCTTTTTTTTCTATAGTCCAAAGATTTATACCTCTATTTTGCCATTCAATACACAATAAATCTAAAGACCTTCTAGCTGTTCTAAGGTCATATCCAGTTCTAAGCTCTAAACCAGCTCTTTCAAATGCTTCTTCGCAAATTTCTCCAATATCTAAATTAAAAGTTGATGTACCTGTTACTGCCATTTAAAACTCACAAAATTGTTATTCTTTCTTTTTATCAGAATATTTGTCTAAAAGAAACATAAGAAATTCTTTTCCATATTCTATATCAGAAAAACAATGTGTAAAGCTAGTTCCTTCTGCAAACGGATCAATTACTTGCATAATGGCTTGACCATTTTTTTGTTCATCTAATCCAAGGTTTCTTGCATAATCATCAAAAAATTTATAACCACGAGCACGAGCTAACCAATGAATTTTTCCATCATATAATTCATGTTGTGCTAATGCCCAATTATGTTTGTGCCCTGATATGTATAAATCAGCATCACTTTGCCATTTAGCTTTTTTCATCTGAGCATGAAGAGGATTCCATTGTGAATGACCTGGCATATCATGAGCTGTATAAATTTTACATTGTTTTCCATTAGGAAACTCAAGACATATTCTTGCATCCCAAGGCTCATATATCGTATGTTCTGATTTCATGTATGTAATAGGATCACCTGCCCCGGACCAAAGATCGTGATTACCTCCTACGAGCAAAAGAAAATCTCCTTCTTTTACAAGCCATTCCACGAGCTTCCAACTGGTTTCAGCAGAAGTGTCCTGATTGGCGTAAAGCCTACCTAGGCGGCCTACCCAATTATTTTGTAAATCACCCAAACTGCAACCTTTTATATTAGGATGAGAGTTTATTATAGCTAAATCTCTTCTAAGGGTTACCCAATCACATCCATTATCATCAATATGAGGATCACCTAACCAAACTAATCCTATAGGCTCATTTTTTTGAATTTTAACTTTATGCCACTTTAATTTTTCTTTTTTGTTTTTAGCTCTAATAAATCTTTTTTCAAGATGATCTATATATTCTTCTATATTATCTTCAGCATCAGGATTAATACTTTCATATCTTGGTGAAAAAACTTGTTCTGAATTAGGTATTTTATGTTTAAAATCTCTATTCCAAAATTCATCTTCCGTTATATTCCATCTTGATTGTGCCATTCTGCAATGAGCACGAAAAGTTGTTAAAGGTGTTCCTATATCTTTAGCTGCTTGTTTTTGTGATCCTGACTTTAAAAATTGATCTAACGCAGCAATTAAAATATGGTCTTTAACTGAATGATTTGCCATAAATAGCATCCTCCCCAGAGGGTTACGTGCCTTTATTATCCGTAGTATTTTTTAAAAGAAATAATAATAGTATAAGTGTCGCCTGAACCTGCACCAACAGTAGTAAATAGAATATCACCATTAGTACCTGCTGTTCCTGAATCTCTTAACGCAGTAAACTCTTTAAAACATATTGTATCAGACCAGTCTTCTTTAAGTTCAATAGCTAGTTCATTAGCATTTGCTTTAAAAAGAATTTTAACTCCCATGCCTACATTAGAATACCATATTTTTTCAATACCTACTCTTGTGCACTTTTGACCTAGTTGATTATCTTCTAAAGTTAAACCTGTTCCACCACTATTTAAATCAATTTTTACAGCATTAGTTTCTGATGTATTGTCAGGATTAGTAAAAACGCATACTGCTCTGCTACTTCCATCTTGAATTTTTCTTAATGTTGCAGCCATTTACTTCTCCTTTTTGGCAGACCTTACAGCTTGAACAAAACCAGCTCTAGTGTATTTATTTGATGTTTTTTTAGGTTTAGCCTTAGCTTTATCTTTTTTTTCTTCTGTCATTTAGACCTCCTTAATTATTAAGAAAGGTTATTGTTTTGAACATAAAGAACAGTAACTGTAGCAACACCTGTTGTTCCGTCACCATTAGCACCTGTAAAATCAGCAAGAACTTCTAAATCAGTTGTTCCTACATTAGTAGCTTCTGTATCTAAAGTTCCATGTGTTGTTCCTACTGCTTTAGTATTAATACCATCTAGGAAAGCATCTGCATCTGCTGCAGTTCCTACATCAATAGTAGCTGCTCCACCATCATTACCAGCAGTTGTTACATTTAAGATAACATCTACAATTTGTGAGTTTGCAGGAACTACTGCAACTCTTTGGTTAAGATGACTTGCACCTGTAATATCTACTAATTTTGATTGTGCCATTGTAACAAAACCTACATTAGTAACATCTGTTCCTACTGTAGTTCCTGTTGTATCGTTAATAGTGCCTGCTTTAATTGGCCCTGAAAATGTTGTTTTACCCATTTTAATCTCCTTGTCGTTGGGTTGTCTAACCGAAGTTAGTCAAGTGATTCGTTTTTATAATTTAATAGTACACAAAAAAAAAGGAGGATGCAAGAGCATCCTCCTTAAAGTTTTCTGCTTTAAAAACCTATGAAGAACCTGGGCTTCCGTAGATTCCTAGAGGGTCTGATACACCAAAGCTGTATCTTTCTCTAGCACGATAACGAACATTACCTGTGTCGAAATCTCCATCCATACCAGTTTCTAACGGTGTTCTAACAAAATGTTTCATACCATTAGGTATATCAGTAAGTAAGAACCAAGCGTTTGTATCAGTTAAATAGTGATTAACTGAGTAACCTTGAGGTACTACTCCTAATGACTTAATAGCATTAATATCATTGTCAGCAGTGTTAGGTCTTAGATCAGTTGCTAGTATTCTTTGAGCAACGAACATTAGATTAGATGGTACAATAAGTTTTCTTGCACGACCTGCAACTAATAATCCACGCTCATCAGTATAACCAGAAATATCTATGATAGCAGCTTCTAATGAAGTTTCATTAAGGTCTGCTGCTGTAACTGGTCGATTACTATTGAATCCACCATCTACTAGAGGGTGACCACCCCCTCCTGCTACGCCATCACCAACAGCAGTAAATAAATTTACGCCATCTCCTGACTGAAAAGTGTTAGTAAAACCATTATTTAGAGGAAATGCAGCTTTTACTTGTTTAGTATAAGCCATAGCTCTAGCTAATGCTTTCGTGTATCTGCTTGAAAGACTATCGTAAAGATTATCTTCCATTGCTTCTTCAGTAATCGCAAAACCTAAAGCAATAGTTTCGTGGTTATATCTAGCAGTAAAAGATTCTTGAGCAGAATCATAAGTCATTGCTGCTCCTTCATTTTTTACAGGTGCTTGACCAAAACCAGAAAGTTTCACTTCTTCTTCAAATGAACGATCAGAATTTTCAGTTTCATAAATTTCTGCGTGTTCTGAATCGTATCCTTCATATTCCAAACCAAACAAAGCGTTTAGACCTGGAAGTAGCTCTTTGAGCATCTGGGCTCTTGAAATTGCCATATCTTATTCTCCTATGTGCCTAATGCCTTATCGTATGCGTGCATTCCTGCGTTGAATTTCACAATAAGATCAGTAAATGCATCTCCTGGTGTGCTTTCTCCGCTTTCTACGAATCCAAGTATACGAATTGGTAAAGTGTTAGTGGTTGCAGCAGTAGAGGCATCGAGAGCGTTTTTACTTCTTCCGATGTCTGTTGAACCTGCGGTTTGCACCACAGCTATGTTACTGCCGATTTTGCCTTTTGCTACAGCTCCATCTGCTTGCATTCTGAACTCAACATTTGGATCGTCTAAAACGATAGCTTCAATGTCATCAGCTGCAATAGATGTGTTGTAGGATTGAGCAAAAGTAAGTTGTTTAGTATTAGGATCAGTATATCTACATCCTAAAAAGATGCCTACAGGTGTAAGTGTTGTAGTACCAGTGTCTTTTGCCACTGTTACAACTCCTCCTGCTACAACAAGTTTCACAAAATCACCATAAAAGATGCTTGTGCCTTCTGCTGATTTAATTGGAATATGTCTTGTTTTTCCACTAAATGAGCCACTTGCTGAAGTAGTACCTACTGGCTCTGCACCCATTGGGGTTGCTTTTGTAGCCATAATTTACTCCGTATTTATGTTTAATGTTTGCCGAATGTAGTCCTAGAAGACCTTTGCGGTTCAAGCATTGGCATTCTCGGATCACTTTCTTTCAAATAATTACTGTCTATGGAATCTACCTGTTGTTGAGCTAATTTATCATAATATTCTCTTCTTGCTTCCACAATTTCAACAGGAGCTTTACATAGTAAAAGACCACCTATTTCAATATTTCCTTGATCTGCCCATCTTGAATTTTGGTCACACAAAACTTTAAGTTCAGGATGGTCTTCTGATTTACAAGCATCCCAACCTTCTCTGAATCTATAAGAAACATTTGGATTGTCTGCTTGACCTATAATAGAAGTTCTTATCCATCTAAAAACATAACCATCTTGTGGTTTTGGATCAGGTAAAACTGATGGTGGTTGCCACGCTTTTGTTCGCTGCGTGTCGGCTCTATCATTATTCCCACGAGTTTCTCGTGGTGTGCGGCTGTCACCTGTAGCTTCTGCTGCTTCAAGTACATCGGATTCAATGTTTTCTTGTTGGTTATTACTTTTACCAACTTCTACATTTTCAAATTTTTTATTTTTAGTCATAATTATCTGTCCTTTACTAGTTGAGCTGCATATTGCTCTGGTGTTATACCAAGTTTCCTAGCGAGGGTAACCTGGGTAGCTGTTAATTTAACCTTTTTAGGTTTTGCTCCATTATTTCTAGTCGCTGGAGCAACTACTTCTGACGACCTGCGAGGTTCTTCAGGCTCTGCTACTGACGCCTGTGCTGTATCCTCGAACTCATTTGGGAATACTTCCCTCATGCGTGAATTAATGCGATCATAATACTCATCTGATGTTGGGTCAATACCTTCTTTCACCACTAGTTTATTATGTAAGCCATATGCAAAACTTGTCATTTCTTCATCTTTACCAAACCACTCATTGTCTACAGCCCATTCTTGAGCTTTTTTATCTGGTGGTGGGGGAGTTGGATTTGACTGTTGTTGTGTTTGTTTTGGTTGTGTAGCTCTTTCTTGTTCTTCAGTTGCAAGAACTTGATTTGCTATTTGTTGTGGAAGATTTACAGCTTGTGAATGTGCAAATGTCGCATCCGTGAGGTTTGCTTGAGCTTGTGCAATCGCTTCTGCGTCACCAGACTCATAGGCCTCCTTATACGCTTTTGTTGCTGCTTTTTTTGCAAATTCTGCTTTTTCTGTTGCTTGTTTAACAAGCTCTTCCTGACCAGTACCAACAAGTCGAGAGAGCCTTTGATTTTCATTAACAGCTCTTTTAGCATGACTAATCGCCTCATCCCTGAGTCGTAATGCTGCTTCTTTTTCTCTTCTTTCTTCATGGTAGTCATATTTTAATTTTTTTATTCTTTTGTTAGCATTTTCTGATAAGTCAGATATTTCTTCTTTATTATCATCTTTTTTAACATTTCGAGGAGGCTTTCTATCTTCTTCAGGCCTATCGTCTATTACCTCTATTTCTATGTTATCGGAGTCTTTATTTGTGCCTACAGTAGATTTTACTCCTAAAAATTTTTCTTCTGCACTTTGTGAAGTTTCAGGTAATGATTGATTATCTGTTACTTCTTCGGCTGATTGTGTTTCGGTCATACTCTTTCTATGCCTCTTGGGTCTTGAACGACAGCTTCTACATTGTCGTCATTAATAATTCTAAATTCTTTGCCGTGTATTTTTAAGCGTGTGCCTGTAAAAGCACGGAAAACAATCCAGTCTCCTTCTTTGCACCATGCTCCTGATGGGAATTTCTTCTTGTCATCATAGCAATCTTCACCCATTTTTAAAACAAAACCAACTACTGTCGCAATCTCTTCCGTGTGTATTTCAGTTTCAGTTTTATAAATGCCTCCTTTAGTTCTATCTTCTGGTTCTGGTAAAGCAATTAAAATTCTATATCCTTGAGGTTCTGGAAGTTGGCTTGCTGTATCTTCTTTAGCCTCTGGTTTTTCATCTTTTCTTTTATCAACTACTTTTATCTTTTTTTTAGTCGGTTCGATAACTCCCATTTAGTCCTCCATCATTCTGCTTTCTAAATCAGCAATCTCTCTATCAGCTATAGATAATCCTTCGATAATACCTACAACTTTTTTATATTCTGAGTATTCTTTGGCAGAACCTTGTCCAAGATTTTCTTCAAAATCTTTTCTTCTTTTTTGTAAATTTTGTCTTAATAGACTAAAAGCTGATTCCGCCATCGAAACTCCCTAAATATATTTAAGTATATATTACACAAAAACAATGATTACACAATTATTTTAAAAAAAATTATTCTGTTTCGTTGTCTTGAGTAGTAATTCTTATGTCTATTTCTTGTGATTCTGGAATGTCAGCGTTCAACATTATTCTTGAACTACCACAACCTACAAGAAAAACAGTGACTATAAAAATAAAAACTAAATTTTTCATAATGCCTCCTATTTACTTTGATTGTTAATTTCTCTTTGTATTTCTATTGCGAGCCTTACTCCCTCTGCAAACTCTTTGGCTGAGTCTCCTTCACCTTTTATTGCAGCTTCAAGTAAAGCATCTCCAATTCTTTGACCTAGTTTAGCACCTTCAATCTTTTCTTCTGATTGTATTCTTTTCATTTCTGTCATCATTTCAGCTTTAAGTTTAGCTTTATTATTT